AGTGCTTTCAATAAATCTTGAATTTTTTCTGGATCCATACAGAATTACCTCTCCCTATAAATAGGCTTCCTACAAAAAAGCGAAGGCACCACAAGGATGCCTTATCTAGAAGCTTTTTGGCATTGTTGGCTGATTTTGAGAAGTCAAGGTTTGCGATCTTCCGCCACCGTTTGATGATTGCTTAATCGCCTCTGATTCGTCTTCTAGCTGCTTGATAGTCCTTCTTACAAACCAGTTTCTAAGCCCTATAGGGAGGCTGTAAGCCTCTGCAAAACTCCAACCGGCATTATACTTGAGAAAGAAAATCTGTTCATAAATACCTTCGTTGTATTCATCGGTCAGGCCAAAAAAAGTCCGCCGTCAGCGGCACCTCCATTTCTTGCGTATGACCACATTCGGTGCAAGAAAATTCTTGGGTTAAATCGACGTTGGGTGTTGCCTTTTTTATTGCCAACCTGAGATGTCGGGAATCCATTGATGGTATGTTATTGGCAACATACTTGATAGCTTCTCTTGATGAATCACCATTTACACTTACAATAAGTGTTTCAAGCTGCTTTGATATCTGATTGTCGCTTTTTACAATCGATGTGATACTCTTTTCATCTTTGCCGGTCAATAGCCTTGCTACAACCTCTACTTGAGTCTTGGGTAAACGACAAGTAATTGTGCCATTTGCATTGATTTTTGCTCTTAAGTTTTCATTATCCTCGCCATGATATACATGTGCTGAGTTTAGATTAAAGGTGTAGGTTTGCTTTGCTTCACAAGCAGGGCATTGAATTTTCGTTGAATAATCATTACCATAACCAGATACTCTAGCAGCTATAATGATTGCGTTTCGATCTCCGATCAACAAAGTTTTAGGATCGATTGCTGCATCAACAATCAAGCTACTTATAAGTCTTTCAAGAGCAACGCCTTTCTTTAGGAGTGTTCTCGAAGTGAGAATGTCCTCTTCTTTAGCAGTCATTTGCTTGATTTCGATAGAGTCTTGTCCGTGTAACGGATGTCCTTGTGCATAGAAGCGCCCTTGTGAGGGCAGATCCACAAACTCTGTGGGGACTACGAACGAGAAACCCCCGCCACCCTGTTGGGGTGGAGGGCTCGTATCAGGCTGTTGAGCGCCGCCTAGGCGATCCTGATTTCTTGACAATTTACACCTCGCGTTTTATATTGTCTAAAATTATACTTTGAAGAATTCACGACCACCAGAGGCAACAGCCTTGGAGTCGTTAGTGGTTTCCACTCTTGCCCAATCAAAACGAAGGGTCACAGATATTTCAGTTAAATTAGTGTCTTCGTAAGAAAGTGAATCACCATACTTGATATCCTGAATAAATGGATTCCAAAGTGTCCAAGTCTCAAGGGGGTTGCCGTCAGAGTCAAGCTGAGTGACAGTCACAGTTCCAAGAGCAGATGCCGCCTTTGCTTTTGACATAGTGCCAAGAGAAGTGGTATCTGTGGGTGGAGCATATCCACCTTGAACGATAATGTCAGAAAATGTTGCTGACATATCTGGATCAACTGGGTCAACCATAGTTATAGTGACGGGGTTCCAAGTGACTCCACCAGGGTAGTAGAATGTATGGTTTAGATACTTATGTTCATTCTCAGAAATAGCGAATGAGGGCTTCTGAGCAGTCTTGGCGTACCAAGCTACAGCACCACCGGGGGTGGCATTGATACCGCCAAATTCTACGATGAATCTGTGGTTTCTTTTCGGATCATTTAGGGTTGCATCCTGTCCGAAGTTAGTTGACCAAAATGGCATTAGTTAGGTTCTCCTGTGTTTTCAGTAATAAGTAGTGGGTGGGGACAAAAGCCCCCGTTTATCAATCGTCAAATGATGCGCCGGTTGAAGCAACAACGAAGTCGATAGCGATGTACTCGATTGCTCTGGCTGGCTTAATCATAATTTTGGCATAAACAACATTCTGATCGACGAGGTCAGGTGTTGTTGTGCTCTCGTCAAGGATTAGTCGGTAATCAGAGACACCGAACTGAGTCTTGACATTCGCGAGGAACGGCTCGATTAGACCCTTGAAGCGGTTCCAAGTTGCCTGCACATTCTGTTCAAAGAGAATCTGTGTAGATAGGATGGAAATCTGCTTCTTGAGGTAGATGACTAGACGACGCACGTTGATGCGGTCTAGAGCAGAGGGGCGCTCTTGTAGGGTCTTCTGACCGAACACCACGATACCAGAGCTTGGGAAGCTAGCAATCGGGTTGATGCGAGCCTCGTAAAGAACATCGCGTTCCTTGGAGGTTAGTCTGCGAGAAACGCCCGTGACAGGGATACCCGCCGCGCCATCGGAGAGACCACCTCGATTGAAGCCTGCGGGGGCAAACCAAATCTGTGATGATCTTTCGGAGCTTGCGAGCACACCCATCATAGCAACTGAGGGCGGAACCCAGAGAGACTGCCCAGTACCTTCGTCTACAGTTTGCACCCATGGGTAGAATGTAGAGCCGTAGGATGAATCAATCTGGCGATCACGTAGAGAGGTGGCTGCTGCACTGGGGCTGCTACCCTGTCGCTTGTCTAGGCTATCGTAGTATGCCTCGTGTGGTGGGATGTAAACATCGGGAAGATCGATTAGAGTGAGAGCATCGGCACGAGCTTCACAAACATCAACCATGTGAGTTGTTAGTCCAGTGTTGGTTAGACCGGGGGAAGCAAGCAGGTTCATATCTACAAACTCTGGGTCGGCAACTGTGTCAATTGCGCGCTTGTAGGTGTTGTAGGCATAGCTAGTTAGCTGTGTTGCTGAGGTCATGCCTCCGTTGTACATAGGATCTGGCTTGGTAATATCAAAGCCGTCGAAGCCGCCCCATAGTGGCATTGTGAACTTGTCATATCCAAGGTCGATGAGCCCCTTATAATCACCTGTAGCAGTCTTACTGTTTCCATCAGCACGAGAACCAGAAGCGTAGTAAGCCTTGGCTGTGTCAGCAATAACATCGTCTAGTGTGAAGATATACTCCTGCGCTACCAAACCAGCAGTACCATTGCCCCAGCCATTGGCAATCCATAGTCTGTGGTAATCTCTAACTGATGCGTCGCCACGAGTACCGCCAGCGGTTCTTGAAGTTTGCATACCGAAGTAAGAATCGGTCTGGTCGGAAAGTCCACCATCAGAAGCAGAGTGGCGAAGTCTTACAGCAGGCCATAGTAGTGAGCCTGTGAAGTTACCGGTCGAGCCGGAAAGTAATCCGTCAACACCTGCGCCAAAGTCACCAGTTGTATAAACATAGCTATCAGATACTGCTGAGTCACTAGCAGAGCCGCTCCAGTTTGTAACAGATGCGAAGTTTGGAGGACCAAAGTAGCCGAACGGAACTAGGGAGTTAGCGTTCTGAATGTTTCCTTCGTTAATATCTGACACATAGATAAACTTAGACTGGTTTGCATACTCACCATATAGTCTTAGTCTTCTCTCAGTTTCATTCCACTCGTAGTATTGATCACCAATCTTTCTTGAGATATAGTTTGGTGAACGTGGGTCGAGAGTTAGATTATCGAATCTCTCAAGAACAACAGGGTTAGCATCAGTATCAGTTAGTGAGCGAAGAACGACAGAGAAAGTACCGAAGTCGCTTGTCTGTGTGTTAGAGTAACGAATCTTCTCAATTGAAACCTTTACGTTCTTGTGTAACCACTCGCCGTGACCACGACCCTTGAGGCGGAAAAGCTTGTATGCCTGCTCTGGTACCCATGATGCAGCATCGCCAATATCCTGACCGATAACCCAGCCAGTCTGTGCTTCTTGGGTTCCTAGCCTCATGGTTGCTGGTGATTCTGAGCCCTTCTTGATTGGGAGAATGACGCCAAACATCTTCTGAGATAGAATAGAGTTGCCTGTACCACTACCGGTAATTGAGCCAACACCAGTCTGTCCTTCACGGAGTTCCTGCTCAAACGTCTCTCCAAGCCAGTAGTTGCGCTCTAGCTCAGTGGCATAGAAAGTACCACCATCAACAAGTTGTGGATTGGTGTTGAATACCTTACGAACGAACCTCTGGTCAGAATCATTGAAGTTAAACGCGAACTTCTCATCAGCCTCGCTGCTAGCCTTTGAGCCCTTGACAGTAGCTGTGAATAGACCACTTGCATCAGACTCGATAACCATGCCGATACCTTCTGCCTTGGCAGCACTGTTGGCGAGAGAACCGGAAAGACGAATCTGGCTGTCCTCGTCCATGTACCAGACAGCACCAAGCATTGCTGAGCCAAGGTTATCTGTGTTTGAACCGCCAGTATCGGCAGTATTGTTGGAGCTTGATGGGAATACCCAGAGACCGTAAGCACCACCGTTATCGGTTAGTGTACCTGCTCCTGCTGTGCTTGGTGCAGTTAGGTTAGATACGGTTGAAGAACCGGTAACTATTGTTAAATCACCATGATTTTTTCCAACTGCTGATACTACTGTAGCTGATGTAGAATCTGAAGTTATTGTGTAGTCTGAATTGGTGTTAAAGCTGTTTGCTAGAATCAATCTAACTCTTTCAATCTGCTCTGCAACAGTTGTAAAACTATCAATTCTAATTCTAGCTTTGTCATTTGAGTCAAATGAGCTACTATTGCCACCTACGCCGTTTATGTAATCAACTGTAAAGTTTGTGCCGCCTCTGGTGAACACCAAGTTTTCTCCATCGGATGCAACGCCTGTGGCTGTAATTGTTAGTCTGGCAAATGTCTGTGTATCTGGGCTCTCGGTAGTCTGCCAACCAGCCTTACCAGCAGCGGTTGCGTTGGTGTTTTCAGAACCAAGAAGGCGAACGTAGGTCACAGGGGCGACAGAGGCGTTTAGGAAAGCCTTGGCCGCATAAGTGCCGTACATTGGTGACTGGTAGTTGCCGTCGCGATAAACATCACCGCCAGCGTTACCGGGAACTGTATCTCCATACATGGTCAAGAAGTCAGAAAATGACTCAATTTTGACAGGCTGCATTGCAAGACCTCTCACGGAGCGTCCAATCACTACTGGACCGATTGCATCGGGGCGGCGGGGTCTAAATGAATTGTCTATCTCGTTGATAAATACGCCAGGAGATACAAATTTAAAACTTTTTACGGGCATTAGGGGTTCCTCTTTTAATAAAAAAGATGCTAGATAGCATCGCTAATCATAGTTTAAATAGTAGTGTTGAATCCCAAAACACTTCAGGAAGTCTCTAGTCAATAAAAAAGTCTTCATTGCCGGCTGGAACTACTGACTCTCTAGGGAATACCACTTCCACCATACTCTCTTCTCTTGTTACAATAGGTCTGTCGTCGCTATTACCTTCGCCGATTAAATAGCCGAGAACTTTGATGTTCACCTCACTTGTAAATTGTCTTTCGTCTTCTCCCAGATTAGCCACATTGTTGCTTTGGTTAAACCCTTGGTCAATGAAAGCCTCGTAAAGATGACCATTACGGCGCATTACAAATGAGTTTATTTGACCTGTTCTCGTCATAAAAGGCTGCGTAAGATCGTTCATTTGCTGTTGGTATTCGGTTTTGACTATTATCTTGTAATCAAGATTGACGTAGATAGGGATAGGGATAGACAAAGTCTCAATAACAACCTTTTTGTTTACTCTCGGGAAGTATTTCTGTCTATCCCCTGATGTGTTTGTGCGTGTGTTTCCGACTACAGCGAAGTTGCGAGTCTTATCTTGTTTGATTCTCTTGGCAATAGTCATTCGACCTACCCTACCATTTCGTTTATTAGAGAAAATCTGTGCTTGGAAACCGCCTTTGTTTGTTGGATCTTTTGTTATTGCTGTTCTCTCGACTGTAACAACAGGAAGAGTGATAGCACCAGAGCTATGATCGTCGGGCTCTCTAAGATCTCTGTTCTTCTTGATTTGAAATGCTCGCTCGGGGGTCTGCCACAAAACAGGCACGCGCTTGTAGCCTTCGTTTGTTGTTGTAGAGAGGTCTAGATCTTCTTTGATCCAAGACATCATCGCATAGTCTATGTCCT